TCATGGCAACCAGAAGATGATTTTGTAGCATAACACAAAAACTCACTAGACAGGAACCCAAGTTCATCGTATAATGGACTTGGGTTTTTTATTATGTTAATACTTTCAAAACAAGATGCTGAATATGTAGGTCAAATTTTTATTGACTACTATTCCAATTTCGATAGAATAGATGATTATCTTCGCAAAGTCAAATTAGAAAAGATGGCAGAAAGACCTGCATCTTTATTTGGTATGGGACCAGAAGATGATATGTTTCAAGACTTTACTATGCACCCAAATGATATGGAGTTTGTTTGCAGAGAGATGCCAATCTATGATGATTACATTGACATAGTTGCATCTCAAATGATACAAAAGTCTATACCAGGCAAAACTTTAAAGTGGGTAGTTTATGAAAAGAATACGAATAAGATTGTGGGATTTATTAGATTTGGCAGCCCTACTATTAATAGTAAACCTCGTAATGAGTTCTTAGGTAAACCTCTAAATACGACAGACAAAGATACGATGAAGAGATTCAATGATTCTACAATCATGGGTTTCAATATCATACCAACTCAACCCTTTGGTTTCAATTATCTAGGTGGTAAACTTCTTGCCGCCATTTGCACTTCGCATTACGCCAGAAGAGCATTGAACAAAAAGTATAATACAAAGTATTGTATGTTTGAGACTACATCATTATATGGTTCAAGTAAATCATCATCAATGTATGACGGCATGAAACCTTATTTAAGATTCATTGGTCTAACTGATTCAGACTTTGTACCAAGTATCAATGATGAGAAATATCATCATCTCAAAGAATGGTTTGAGAATAAAAACAATGGCGTACCTTTAGTAGATGCAGAGGCATCAAGTAGAAAGTTGAAGACACAAGGTAAGATGATATCTATTATAAGAAACTCACTTGAGAAAAATGATAGTGAAATGCTAAGACCATTCAAACAATGTTTTGTAGATGCAAAGAATCTTACAGAAAGAAAGAGACAATACTTAGGCACATATGGTTACAAGAATGTTAAAGAGTACATGAACTCAGAGACAGATACCTTAGAGAAGAATGTAAACTTTGATAGATTCGAATTAGAGAATGTAATCACATGGTGGAAAAAGATGGCAACAAAACGATATGAAAATTTACAGAGAGATGGTAGACTAAGAAATGAACTAGAAGTTTGGTCTAAGAATCAAAACATAGATATTATAAGATGAAGACAAAAGGATTTACATGCGGATGTTTTGACTTGCTACATGCAGGTCATATCGTCATGTTAAAAGAGGCAAAAGAAAATTGCGAATATTTAATCGTGGGTTTACAAACAGACCCTAGTATTGATAGACAAGAAAAGAACAAACCTGTTCAATCAGTCTATGAGAGATTCGTTCAATTGCAGGCAGTAAAGTATGTTGATGAAATCATACCATATGATACTGAACAAAGTCTGATTGACTTATTAGAGTCAACAGAGATACATTTGAGATTCGTGGGAGAAGATTATACTGAAAGAGATTTCACAGGTAAAGGTCTACACGAAATTTATTATACAAACAGACAACACTCTTTTAGTAGTAGTGGTCTAAGACAAAGGGTGACACAATCATGAATATAACAATAGCAAGACTTCGTTCATTTGTAAAATACAATGGACCTTTAGAAACAGTATTAGATAGTTTCTTTGAAAACTATGTGAAGTGGATGAAAGCAAATCCACAACATAATTACGATACTTACAATGTATCATTCGATAATGTCAGACCTAAAAGAACGCCTGAGACTATAGAATGGGCAGACTGTATTGTAATACCAAGTGATTCAGAATTCAGATATCATGGTGAGTTGCAGATGAACCCTAAAGACCTTGCAAAGTCAAATGAACATATGGATGCAATTAGACCTTTCTTTGAGGGTAAACATGTTATCATGTTCTGTAGTGATAGGGCAGATACAGAAGAGTTATATATCAATGAAGTATTCAAAGGTATCAATTTAAAATCATTCACTAAAATCGATGAGATAGATTTCAGTGGAAACATTCACGGCATGAAGTATCACTTTATAAATACTTTAAAAAACCCATTGGCCGAAATGGTTGGGTCATCTAAGACTCACGACTTTGGATATTGGGGTCGTATGAAACACGGCCACGATAGAGAGAAGACCATTCGCCAAATTTATCGTAGTGACCTTTCATGCCAACTTATTGGTGGTATGCCATCTGGTGTAGAGAGAAAGTCTAAATGGATAAAAGACTGGAAGAAACTCTATCCTTTGTTAGAGGGTTGTAGAGAAACATTGTGTTTCAATTGGTTAGATGAAACTGCAACCACCTCTAGATATGTTGAGGCACTTGCAATAGGTATTGTACCCTTTGTATGGAGAAACTATGATTGCAACAATACATATAGAATTGATAAGTGGCAGAGAGTTTACACATTTGAAGAGTTCCTAGAAAAATCATTAGAGTTGAGAGATGATACCTTTAGAGAAGAAAAACTAGAACTGGCAAGACAAAACTATTCAGAAGTTCATCTATCAGAAGAGGAATACTATGAAGAGTTTGCGAGGAGAATGAACGATGCTTTTTAAAGAAGTATATCAAGTTGTAGAAAGTCCACTTGAAAAAGATGCAGGCATTGAACTTGTAAGTGGTGAGTGGAAAGGTTTAGTATATCAATATGGTGATGTACAGTTTGTCAATGGCGAACCTCAAATGAACTTCAAAAGAAACATAAGAAGGATGCCAGAAGGTGTCGAAGGCACAGAGGAGGCAATTCAAGAATTACTAAATAATAGTGAATTAAACAATCTCATGGGTGATATTCTAGTTGAATTAATTCAAGAGCAAATCAAAAGAGAAGAGGAATCAAAAAATGGCAAGAAGTAATCTCAAATTTACAAAAGTAGAAGACGGCGTAACCGTTGGATACTATTTTAATTGTGAAGAAAGTGACTATGAAACTTTCAAAGCTGATAAAGAATCAGAGGGTTATACATTCGATTCGAATAAAACTCCAGAACCAATTTCAGAGTAATTAATTAGGAATTAATAATGAATAAAGATGTTTTAAAAGAACAAATTAAGAGACATGAAGGCGAAGTCCTTGAAGTCTATGAAGATTCTCTAGGGTACTTAACCTTAGGGGTTGGTCATCTTATTAGAGAAGATGATGCAGAATTTGGAGAACCAGCAGGTACTCCAGTCAGTCAAGAAACTGTCGATAGATACTATGAGGCAGACTTTGACAAACATGTTGATGAAACTATACACCTATTCGAATCTAAGGGTGGTGAAGACTTCTATAGTCTTCCAGAAGACATTCAACATGTACTAGTCAACATGACATTCAACTTAGGTGGAAGTCGTTTTGGTAAATTTAATAACATGTGGAAAGGAGTTGTTTCATGCGATTGGGAAAAAATGGCAGTCGAAATGGAAGACTCAAAATGGTTCGGTCAAGTTGGAAGAAGGTCAGTAGAACTACAAGACATGGTTCGAAATTGTGAATAGTGTCAAATGTATCAGATTAGATACAGGTGAAGTTCTGATTGGATTTGTAGAGAAGAAGTGGAATGGAGATTATATAATCTCAGAAGCTCAAGTATGTGTAATGGAGGTAAAAGATGGAACTATGGAAGTCAATTTGGCGCCGTGGATTCCCTTTGCCAAAGATTACACCTTCACAATCAATTCAGGCCTCATACAGACGGTGTTTGAAGCAAAGCCCCAACTCGAAACTAATTTTAAAGTTGCGACAGGCAACAACCTCCAAAGAGGCAAAGTAAGAAAATAATTATGGTAGACTTTATGAATAGAGTTCTCGTTGCACAGGTCAAACAGGCCGATGCTCAGATTGAGAAACACAAAATAAATATTGAAGTATTAACAAAGAACGCAGTTGGTGTCGCAGAACATCCTGACACAATGGAAACAGTAGAGAAAGAACTAGAAAAGATTTCATACTGGACAGATATTAAGTCAGCAGTTGTTAATAATTTCGACTTCGAATCTAAAAGAACATTGACAGAATAGACCTACTGTAGTATACTTACAGTATGGATTTTTACACAAATGTATGTCGCACTCGTGACAAAATATTAGCGATTGGTTATCAGAACGGAAAGAAACAAAAACTTTCCGTATCTTATCGTCCAAATCATTTCATTCCCTCAAAGAAAAGCGCTACGCCTTACAAGGCACTTGACGGCAGACCACTAGATGTAGTCAACTTAGACTCAATGGGTGGTGCAAGAAAGTTCAAAGAAAAGTATCAAGGCATAGACGGTTTTGAAGTTCATGGTTACGATAGGTATGTGTATACTTACATATCAGATAAGTTTCCTGGCAAGATAGACTTTGATGCAAATGCAATCAAAATTGCCACACTTGATATTGAGTGTGAATCAGAAAATGGTTTTCCAGAACCAGGCGAAGCAATAGAAAAGGTCAACGCAATCTCAATCAAACCATTCGGTAAGTCTTGTGTTGTATTTGGTCTAGGTGAATGGGAAACAGAATCAGATGTAATCTATATCAACTGTAAAAATGAGGCACATCTACTAACAGAGTTTATTAAATACTGGCGACAAGAATGGTTCGATATCATTACTGGTTGGAATGTAGATGCATTTGATATGACTTATCTTTGTAATAGAATCGATAGACTATTCGGTGAAGATGCACACAAAAAGTTATCGCCATGGAATATGTCTTCTAGTAGAGAGTTTTTACAGAATGGTTATCAGAAGACTCAGATATTTGACTTGTATGGTGTCAACATCGTAGACTACTTAGAACTATATCGTAGGTCTACTTTTCATAACCAAGAGTCATACAAACTAGATTACATCGCTCACTTTGAATTAGGTAAGAAGAAACTAGATTATTCAGAGTATGGTTCATTGCATACCTTATACAAAAACAATTACGCAAAGTACTTAGAGTATAATGTTAAAGATGTTGTTCTCGTAGAAGAACTAGAAGACAAACTAGGTTTCTTAGACTTGACTCAGGCAATGGCGTATGATGCCAAGTGTAATTACATCGACACATTCGGTATGGTTAAGTATTGGGAAACAATCATCTACAACTTCTTAAAAGAACAAGGAGTTCAAACACCACCTCAAAAACGAAACGAGAACAAGACGAATCAGATTGCAGGTGCCTATGTTAAAGAACCAATCACTGGTGGTCATAATTGGGTTATGTCATTTGACTTGAACTCTCTATATCCTCATTTGATTATGCAGTGGAATATTTCACCAGAGAAAATGATTAAGGGTCATAGACAAGATACGAATGTAGAATTGATGTTGCACAAGAAAGTGGACTTATCTATTGCTAAGAAGATGAACGCTACAGTCGCACCCAATGGTGTAATGTTCACACGAGATAAACAAGGTTTCTTTCCTGAGATTATGGAAGTCATGTACGATGAGCGTAAGGCATGGAAGAAAAAGATGATTGAGTATCAGAAAGTCAAAGAGAAGACTTCTGACCCTAAAGAGATTAAGAAACTAGATACTCTTATTAAGAGGGCATACAACAATCAACAAGTAAGAAAGATTGCACTTA